GATTCCCACTACCCGCTCCAGATTCGCCCTATTAGTATAATGGTATTACACCTGTTTTGTAATCAGGTTACGGCAGTTCGATTCTGTCATGGGGCACCAAATAAGTATTGACTACAACAGATTTTTAGTGTATAATAGTTTATGTGCGGGATTAGTTTAATGGTAAAACAGCAGATTTCCAATCTTCGGTCATCAGTTCGATTCTGATATCCCGCTCCATTTAATGCGGTTTGTAATAGTACGATACAAGGTACCCCCTTGTGTTAACTGAGCAAAGCAGTAGACCGCTCCATTTATTTTTGAGGACATTATGAATATTACACCACTTGCAGATAAAATTGTTATTAAACGCATTGAAGGTTCCAAACAAACAGATTCTGGAATTATCCTCAAACATTCAGGTGAACCAGATAGAGCTGAAGTTATGGCCATCGGTCCTGATGTTGATGAAGTTTCTGTTGGTGATATTGTTCTTTTGGATTGGAATGCTGCAATGAAATCCGGCGACTACTATGTTGCCAAAATTGATGGCGTAGTTTTCGTATACGGAGAATAAAATGTCTGATGGTGGTAAAGGTTCTAACCCAAGACCATTTAGTGTTTCACAAGAAACATTTGGTGATAACTTTGATGCAATCTTCCGCAAGCCATCACCAAAAGAAATAGATGATGCAATGGCTGAAGATGAAGAATTCGATAGAATCTTAGAAGATAATCTTAAACGCACTAGGCGTGAATTCGATAAAAACGTTATTATGAAACCTGAATTTTTCGAATAAATATTATAGCGGGTTGGTGAAATGGTATCACAGTGGGCTCATAATCCTCAGTTCCGGTTCGACTCCGTGGCCCGCAACCAATTACTCTCTATACATATTAGATAGGAATTCTGCCTCAGGAATTCTAGTTCTTGTATTCTTACTACCAAGAACAACAACAATCCTATTCCCAATATTAGTGTCCAAGAATAATGTTATGCATCCACCAGATGCACTAATGTATCCTGTTTTACTGACAACAATATTTTGGTGAGTGCCAATCAATGGATTGGTATTACGAAAAATAAACCACTTATTTTTAATTTGTATTTTTATTTCAGACTTACGGCTAGCGTATCTGATGTTGCCATAGAAACTTGCTTCTCTTGTAAGTTTAATTAATTGTCTTGCAGTACTAACATTTCGTGCATCTAATCCGGTTGGTTCATACACAACTGTATTTGTCATTTCCAAACTTCTAATTTTTTGGTTCATTGCTTGTACACATTCAACCAATCCACCAGGATAATGTTCACAAAGAGTTAGTGCAGCTCTATTGTCACTGGCTGTTATTGTTAGGTTTATTAATTCCAACCTAGTTAATTTTTGATTGTTTCTTGGTAACTTGTCGGCCAATTTTGTTGTCATTGTTATTTTTTCATCAACATTTTGGTTTGCATCTAAAACAACCATGACAGTCAATAGTTTTGTTATACTAGCAATTGGTCTGACAACATCAATATTTTCACCATCAATAATATTACCCCGCATATCTGATATCAACCAGGATTTTGCGGTGATAGGTTTTGCTGAGACAACTTGTTGATTAAAAAGTATGGTGAAAAATAACAAATAAGTAAAAATTTTGTATAACAATCAAACACCTCATCAAAGTTTTGAATCATGGTGATTCAATTTGTGGTTTACAAGCTCTAGCATTATTAAATGAGGTTGTGTATATGGATTTCTTTTCACCTTTTTGACTGGTGGTAACCAAACATTTGTATTCACAGACTTGTAATCCCTTTTCATTCGTAAAACTCTTTTCCAATTGACAATAATTCTTATCGTTAATTGAAGATGCTTTTGTATATATGATAGCATCCGGCATAAAATTTATATTGATGGTCGGATGAGTAACCATCAACGTTGCACTGGTTGTCAACAATGTAAAAAGTAATTTATTTTTCATCTGTAGTCTTTGGTATACCACCAAACAAAAGTCAATAGTCCTGATCCGACTAATAAAATGAATACGTAAAAGAATAAAATAAATTTACCAAGACCAACATTATCAAATACCCATTCCAAAAATGTGTACTTATTTTTTTTCATCTGGTGTTATTAGTTTTTTGTTTTCTTCTTGATTTTTCTCATCAAGATATTTGATTGCTTGTAAAATTCTTTCGTTTCTTAATTGTTTTTCTCTTTCCAACTCTTGTTGGTATGTTCTTTGTTCCAATTCTGGCCATCTCTTTTTCTTGTCGTAATGTATCCATGTGAACAAAGCACCCATTACGACAAAAATCATTATTATTCCAACAACCAATGAAATTTCTAGTGTAAGATTTTCCATTATTTTTTTTCGTTTTGCGGCCTTGATTGCATCTTCTTTTTCTTTGACCAATCTAGCAATCTTTTGTTCTTGGATAATTTGTCCACGCATTTCTTGAAATCGTGTCCACAAATCTTTAAGGTCTGCTGGTACGTGGTAAATCATTTGTTCACGCAATTCAACTTCCATCTGTTCAAGTCTGGAACGAATCAATACACGTTGTAAGGCTCTACGGCTTAGTGATACATCACCGATATAAACTTCTTTGGACTTCTTTTCTTCCTCATAGAACAATTCTTCAATCTTGTCCATAGCATCAAAGAATGTTCCCAATTGGTCTCCAATGACGGACATAACATCATTCGGATCCTTCTCAATATTTGCTCTTACTTCTTTTTTCTTTTGTTCGAACTGTTGACGTTGTTCTTTGGTAGCTGGTTTGCCTTCATGTTGCTTACTGAATTGCTTGTCCAAATCGTCAAGCACACCCTTCACATCACCGGCTGCGCTTTTGATATCTTTGTAGAGTTGGCAACCTTTCTTTATGGCTGCCACAGCCCCATTTGCAAGGGCCAGGAGGGTTAACGGATCCATCTTTTATACCATTTTTGTATTGACTTTATGACAAAACAATGATATACTACGATCTCAAAACACACTATATACTTATTTATGTGGTATTCTTCTGTCTATCCCATAACTCATAAAGGTTTTTATTATGACTATAATTGTACTTAAATTAATCACCCACGAAGAAATCCTAGGAGAAATTAAATCCGAAACACCAACAACATATACCATATGTAATCCAGTAGGAATCGCTGTGGTGCGTGGCCAGGACGGTCAACCTAATGTCGGTTTTGCACCTTTTCCTATGCACGCTCCACAAATTAAAAATTCAACTATTGACATTGACAAGAAGAATGTAGTATACTACTATGTTCCTGCTGAAGATTTTATTGATAACTACAATCAAATTTTTGGTTCAGGTATCATTCTTCCAAACAAACAAATACTCAAAGGTTAATGGCTAATTTCTATACAAACGTTCAATCTATTGGTGGTAAAATTCTTTATCGTGGTATCAAAGACGGTAAACGAATCAAACTAAAGATTGATTATGAACCACAATTGTATCTTCCTGCTCGCCGTGGTAATGGTACACACAAATCCCTTGATGGTATAGACCTTGTACCAAAACGATTCGATGGCATCCGTGAAGCAAGAGACTATGTAAAACAATTCGAAGATGTTGCTGGTGGTACAAAAATCTATGGTAACACCAGATTTGAATATGCATTTATCGCAGAACAACATACCGAAATGGTTGATTGGGATGCTGATAAAGTTTCTGTTGGTGTAATTGATATTGAGGTTGGTTCAGAGAATGGTTTTCCAGACCCATATCTGGCCAACGAACCAATCACCGCAATTGCCATAACCTATCTAAATGGCATGACCCATGTTTTTGCCTGCGGTGATTACAATAATTATGACGATAATGTAACATACGTAAAATGCAGAGATGAATGGTCTCTTTGCAAAAGATTCTTGGAATTGTGGTCACACAATACACCAGATGTTATCACTGGTTGGAACACCAAGTTCTTTGATATTCCATATCTTGTGAATCGTTTTCGTAAGATTCTTGGTGAAGATGAAGCTAGAAAATTATCTCCGTGGAACTTTATCACAGAACGAAAAACCAATATCAATGGCCGACAATTGATTGCATACAGTCTTGTTGGTGTTGAATCACTTGATTACATTGAATTGTATAAATGGTATGCACCTGGCGGCAAGTCACAAGAATCGTATCGGTTGGATAACATTGCACAAGTAGAACTTGGTGAAGGTAAAATCTCATATGATGAGTTCGATAACCTTCATGCATTGTATCGCCTCAACTTCCAAAAGTTTATTGAATACAACATCAAAGACGTTAAGTTGATTATAAAATTGGAAGACAAACTTAAGCTTTTGGAATTGGCCTTGACACTTGCATATGACACCAAGTGTAACTATGAAGATGTATTTGCACAAACACGTATGTGGGATGCACTAACATATTCGTATCTGTTGAATCGTGGTATCATTGTACCACCCCGTGAAGTACAAGATAAAGATGCGGCCTTTGAGGGTGCGTATGTAAAAGACCCACAAGTTGGTATGCACAATTGGGTTGCATCGTTTGACTTGAATAGTTTGTATCCACATTTGATGATGCAGTACAACATTTCACCAGAAACGCTGATTGAACCGGAAAGATATACACCAGAAATGCGTGAGATACTTTCACAAGGCGTATCTGTCGATAAACTCTTGAAAAGACAAATTGACATTTCAAGCTTGAAAGATGCAACTATTACACCAAACGGACAATTCTTTCGCACAGATAAGATTGGTTTCTTACCTGCAATGATGGAAGAGATGTATCAAGACCGTAAAAAGTTTAAGAAGATGATGCTGACTGCTCAACAGGAGTATGAAAATGAAAAAGACGAATCCAAAAAATACGAAATTGACAAACGTGTGGCTAGATTTAATAACCTACAACTCGCAAAGAAAGTATCCCTCAACTCTGCCTACGGCGCTTTGGGAAGCCAGTATTTTAGGTTTTATGACCTACGCATGGCTCTGGGAGTTACAACAGCAGGCCAACTATCAAT